GTTCTATTACTTATATTAATAGCTACGTTAGTATCCGCAACGGTACATCCTGCAAAAGCAGTAACAGTAGGAGCAGTAGCTTGGAATCTACCAGCAATCATTATAGCTGCACCGCCTGCTGTATTATTTAAAGTGCCTGATACTACGTTTGAAACTGCTGTAGTAGTTGTAAATGTTGAATATGGAGCAGATATAGTGCCAAATCCTGTTAAGGCATACATATTTATACAACAAAATAAAGTAACTGCACTACTAAATGTTACTACGACTGTAGCAGATGTGCCTGTTGTTACAAGTAATCTATAAATAGCTGAAACAGTACCTGCTGCTGATGCGTTACCATTTTCTTTTGTCATGGCATTACCACCTATGGTAACACCAGTAATATTTGTAGTAGAACCATTACCACCAGTAATAGCTATTACAATATATCTATCACTAGATGCTGTACCTATATTTTGTGATGTAAATGTATAGGTTGCAGATGAACTTACTGAATTGGCACTTTGTAAAAATGTTAGTGTTTGTGTTGTAGGTGCATTAACTGCCTTTGTTGCTGCACTAAACATTAATAATTCAATCCTACTGTTTGAGAGTAAGTATTTGTGCCATCACAGAAGAATGAGAATATATCGTATTTACCACTTACAGATGTAGCAGTTGGTGTTGTACCATTTACCCATTTAATTGTAGAGCCACCAGCCCATGTTAATGTATGCGTACCACCATAGTTTACAATGATAATGTAAGATTTACCTGCTGTGCTAGTAGGTAAAGTAATTGTAGTATTAGCATTGGTTGTAAGTGTAATTACTGTACCGCTTGTAAGTGCAGGGCTAAATGATGAGCCTGTTCCTAAAGCATTAACCGTTTCTGTATAGTTAGTGATTGTAGGATTAGTAAGTGTTTTATTAGTAAGCGTTACTGTTCCTGTATCTGTTACAAAACCACCTGAACCGTTTGTTGCTACACTTAAAGCTGTTACTACACCTGATCCTGTAGTAATTGTTGATGGTGCTGCACCTGCTCCACCACCTACAACTAAAGCATTAGATGCTAAAGCTGCTGAACTAGCCCAAGTTGTACCACTTGCAAAATAAGGTATACCGCCAGATGTGCCTGCAACGGTAAATGCTGGAGTTGTAGTGCTTGTAGCTACGGATATAATACCGCCAGTAAAGCTAACTGATGTTACTGTGCCAGAACCTTTGTTATTAAATGTTGTCCAGTCAGCAGATGATAATACACCACGATTGGTTGCAGATGCTGTAGGTACGTTTAATGTAATAACAGGTGTAGTTGTACCTGTAGCTACTGTTGAGCTTAAATCTGTTCCTGTTGTGCCTAATGTTAAAGCAGCAACGCTTGTTACAGTACCAGAACCTTTATTGTTAAATGTATTCCAATCTGTGCTTGTAAGATAACCAGATACACTTGTAGTAGCTGCTGGCATAGCAATCGTTGGTGTTGTGCCACCTGAACTTGTCACAGGGCTAGTTGCACTTACAGATGTTACATAAGTGCCTGCTGGTTGTTTGTTATTAAATGTATTCCAATCAGTAGATGATAAATAACCATTTGTGCTTGTAGTAGCTTGGCTAATACTAATAGCCGGTGTATTACCGCCTGATGATGCAATAGGGCTTGTGCCTGTAACAGATGTAACTGTACCTGTGGTTGGTGTTGTCCATGTTGGAGCACCAGCACCACTAGATGTTAATACTTGGCCACTTGTTCCTGCTGCACTAATAGCTAATGCTGATCCTGTTGAATATACTGCACCACCATTTACAGCAGTTAAGTTAGCATTAGTTCCACCACGATTTAAAGCTATAGCAGTGCCATTCCATGTAGCTGATGTTATAGATCCAGCATAGTCAAATGTGTTAGTAGACCATGATACATTAGATGGCGCTTGAGCATGAGCATCCCATGTACCAGCAGCTACTGAATTGCTTAATAAAACAACGGTACTAAAAGCACCTGATTGTAATGTAGCAACTGTAGTACTTGAATTATTCTGCACAATGATTGTGCCAGATGTTTGATTATTGTTAAATGTAAACAATGCACCGTTGGGTAATGTAGTAGCATCTGGTAATTTAATTGTTTGTCCACCAGAACCACTAATAACCCAGTTTTGAACTGATGCTGCTGTTAAAGTAATTAATGTGCCTGCTGCTTGGCTAGTAAAGCCTTCAAATAAACAATTTGTAGTTATATTAGAATTAGCATCTCTTACTACTACAGAATTAGCTCCTGTAGTGCCATAAGATGTACCCCATGCTGAACCTGTAGAGTTAGGTATACCAGCACCAGGATAAGTCATGCCACCACCACCTGTGCTTGCTATTGTGATAGCACCAGCACCATTAGTAATAGTTATATTAGAACCTGCTGTAAGTGTAGCTTTAGATAATGTATTGCCTGTAGAGTTACCAATAAGCAATTCACCATCTGTATAAGATGATTGACCTGTTCCACCATTAACTACAGGAATTGTGCCAGCAATAGTGTGGGTATTGTTCCAATCGCTTGGTAATACAATGTCAGCTAATACTGTGCCAGCAGGATAATTGCCTAATGCAATCTGTGCATCTAAATCGCCTTGTGTCCAGTCAGCTATATTATCCGTCTTGGCATGCTTAATGGTTACAGCCATTATTTAACTCCCACAATCTTACCGTTGGCATCACGAACTACTGTCTTAGGTCTGTTCATTTGGTCAATCAATGATTGATGAGCCATTTCTTGTTTCATAGCTAATTCTTGATTGTGCATGTGATTAGCGTTAATCAATTCAGCTACGTTTTGATTTACAGCATGTAATACATTAGAAATTTCGTCTGTTAAATGTAAATTACCATCTATACCAACGTCTACTAATGGATCTGATAATGGATTAGCTGTCATATATTGTTGTTTAAGTTTAGTCTTAGCATCAAGTTCAGCAATAATAATCTTAGTTTCATTATCTAGCTGTGTTTTCCATTTTTCAAACTCTAACTTCTGAGCTGATAATTGAGCATCCATTTGAGCTTGTAATTGTGATTGTTGTGATGACAATTGAGCCTGTGCTTGATTACGTTGAGCTTCTAATTGTATCTCATGTTCACGTACTTGTGCTTGATTTTGTAATTCAGATTGTCTAGTTTGTATTTCAAGCTGTGCTTTTTGTTGAGCTAATTGCATATCAGCTTTAATCTTTTCCATAGCTGGATCAGGTTTAGGTTGTGGTGGTTGTTTAGCCTTCTCTTTGATAGCATCTGCCACGTTATCAAACTCACCTTCTAATACTCTACCTACTCTGTAGCCTGTTACGCCAAACTTGAGCAAGTCCATAAGTAATGGAGTGGCTTCTGGTGGCATAGCTTGTGATGCTTGTGTAGCTTTCTCTAAGAATTGGCCTACCGCACCTAAGAACTCTACTCTATCTTGTTTTTCTCTTTGTTCATCTTGGTATAGCATAGAATCACTAGCTACTTCTACACGGAATGTACGCATAGGATTATCTTTAAGCATAGCAATAGCTTGTGGAACTAATTGTTGATCTTCCGGTGATAACTGAGCTACGCCACCAATCTTAATTAGCGTTTCAGGTTGGAATTGACCACAAATAATCTGTGCTTTAATTTTGAGAATGTCTGAAGCAAAGCAAGCCACGTCATCTTGGTAGTCTTTAAGTCTTAATGATGCAAATTGGCTCTTGATACTAGAAGCAGTTGCAGTTTCTATGATATTAGATTGGCCACGAATGATGTCTGATATACCTGTAATGTCGTATATCTCTGCTTTTAACTGTGCCATAGCGTCATAAGCGTATTTTAACGCTGCTGCTATAGGTGTAATGTCTACAATATCAATTGCACCCTTTAAACCTTGTTTTTCAGCAAATGCTTGCCAATTTTTAACAGGGATAAGTGTATTGTTTTCACCCTCTGTGAATAGGCGTTGTAATGTTGGTTCTGATGAATCATATACACCACGAACTTTTAATGCGTCTATGAGCCCAGAAATGCGTGCAGAAAGGGTATCTAAAGCATTAGCTTGGTCTTGATATAATGTGAAATCAGGAATTGGGACTAATGTTTCGTTAGTGATAGTTGAATAAAGTGGTTTAGGGCATGGGAAAAATTCCTCTAGCTCTAATGGATCATCTCTTTCATCTAGGATTTGGTTTAGTGATTTAGAAATCCATAATACTTTTTCTGTTTCACGATCCCATAATTCAATAATAAGGCCTTTTTTGCCAATACCATCTGAATCTTTATATTTTTGGTCATCTGGTGATGCGTCTAGTGGAATTTTGTTACCTAATTCTTCACCAAAACGGTCAATAAGTGCTTTGCGTGTTAAATATACTTTACGCCATACCTTGTTTACTTCATCCCATGTTCTAGCGACTTCATGTCCAAAGTCTTTCCAATGCACATAGTCTACAGGTGATGATTCTGTATCTAGGTATTCTGCTGCTTCATCTGATGTTTCATCTTGCTCAGATGTTTCATAATCTTGTGACTCAATTTTAGGTTCATAACGTAACCATGCTGTACCACGACCACCTAGAAAGCGATCATATACTGCACTTTCCATAGCGTGTCTGAAATCTGTGTAATGTTCAATCTCAAAATCCATAGCTCTTTCTAGGATTGTTGATGCTACACGACCTACTGGATCATTGTCTTTAAATCTACGAGATACATCTGCTTTAGGCATACGAGAAAATGTAGCAGCTTTTAATGTCTGCACGTTAGCCCATAGCATATTGTAACGAGTTTGT